GTCTGGAAGACCTCAATCCCGCTGAACTTTTTATCCCCCCCGGGGTATGTCACCATCGCGGCTGCTCATCTCGTACCAGGGCGGTGAGCGTCTGAGCATCGCGTTCCGCGAGCATCCCTCGATAGCGCGCTATCGCCAGCGAGTCGGCGTAGAGCAGCGCGTCGAGTTTCATCTCGATACGCACCAATGGGTTGATCTCGCGCTCCTGCTCACTCACCACTTGGTCTGTCCCTTTGGTGCTGGACTCGATGCTCCTGCGCCTGTCGCCTTGTAGCCCGCTGCTCTCCGGTTGCATTCAGCGTGGCTGAACCCGAGATAGCCACGTCGATCGTCGGTGTGGTCGAGGTCGAGCGGTTGGTCTGCGCGCATCGGCTCACCGCAACGTGAGCATGGAGTACCGATGGCACGAGGCAGCAGTGCTCGGCGTGTCTGCTGATGGCGTGAGCCGTAGCCTCGTTGAGTAGTGCTAGGCATTAGGCGATTCGTCCTGACTTTGAGGAGAGCCTCGCCACGGAACGCGGATGGTGCCGAAGCCACCTACAGAGGGTGTCTGCACGTAAACAGGCATACCATCCTCGTTGGTGACGTATGGCGTGTAGCCGCTGCTGGGGCGCGCACTTAGCTCGTCCAGCAGGCGTCGAACGCCACTGTGCTCAGGTTGTGCTGTCATGCAGCACCCCCAGTTCTTCTATGTCGCTCAGAGTGGGCGGGTTGCGGCGCGTTCTCGCACGAGTACCAGAGATGCCATCCTGCAACCTGCGACCAGTCAGCCCATGCACGCTTGAATCGGCGCGGGCCGTACTGACCAGCCCACCAGCAGGCCACCAGAAGCTCTGCATTCGTGAGCTGGTAGTCCTTCATCGTCTGAGCGAAGCCGAAGTGCAGCGCCTGCCCTGCCATGTGTTCAGCGGATAGGCGATGCCCCTCGATCGTGGGGCGTCCTGGCATCCCGATAGGCGGGTAGAACACGATGCTCGGCACGCGCTCTATGTACTTGGGGCGCTGACCATGCTCGCGGCAAGCGAGGCACGGCAATCCGTCGTGCTTGCGGCGCTTGTTGGTAGGCATCAGTCCCACGGCTCCTGCTGGGCGCGCGCCACTGATAGGCAGCCACGGCGCAGCATCTCGGCCAGCGTCGTCGGCTGCTTGCTGCAATGGCCGCACTCGTAAATCGCCTCGTCCGTGTCGAACGAATCTGCAGGGAAGGCGTCGGCGCCATTGCGCACATGCTGGATGGGAGCAGGGCGCGCTGGAGCGGGTGACTCCGGCTGCTCAACTGTCCAACTGTTGGACACTTCTGCTTCTGTCGGCTCTTGCGGCGCGGTTGGCGCGATGACCTCGCGCGCGCGGCGCACAGGCACTTTCGCCGGCGGCTCGCCCGTCTCCTCGGAGATGAGGATGCTGGCCTTCATCTGGTCGATGAGCTGGTACGCGCGGCTTCGGCTCAGCGCGAGCTCGTTCGCGAGGCAGGCGCCCATTGAGCGGTAGCCGAGGGCGCGATATCCCTCGCCCTGCTCAAACCCTCGCGCGAGCGCCATCGCCCGGTCGAACGAGTCGATGCTGCTTTCCATCGCCTCGCGGATCGCCGCAATCGCCGATCTCGCTTCGGCTTCGTTCAGGAGTACGACCGCAGTCGTCACATCGAAGTCCTTCGACAGGGGAGGAGTCGATGTAGATAACGTGCAGAATCCGCCTGCACTAAACAAGCAAGTCCGCTAGCGGAGATCCTTTGTCCGGGGCGCGCCGTGACCGCGCGAGATGCGTCGTGCGTCACGCGGCTTCGGTCGCGCGCAGAGGTGACAGACACCGTGGAAGTACCGCCCCTTGCAGAGCGGCCGGACGCACGCGTTCCTGTCTAAGGCGCGCGCGAGTTGATCTGCTAACTCCCATAGGGTGAGTGGTGGAGTAAGTGGGATCGTGGTCACGCTGCACCTCGCAGACGGGCGAGCATGTACGGCAACTCGGTGTCGGCGCGTCCGCTGATTGAGCCGCGCTTGCCGATTGTCCCTGCCGTGCTCACCCAGCACTTGAAGCGCTTGTCCCAGTAGACCGCCACGAAGTCCTTGCCGACGTGGTGACACTCGCGGTACTCACCCAGCGGGTGATGAGGGCATTCAGACGCGCGCGCGCTTTCCGCCATCCCTTCGCCCGCCGAGCCAACGCGCTCGTCCAAGTTCAACCAGCGCATAGGAAAAGGCCCGCGAAAGCGCCCATGCACTACGTCAGCCATTACCGGCCCCTCCCTCCGTGGTGGTTGGTGAGGGAACGGGCAGGCGGTGCAGTTCGCCCTCGAACGCGCAATCTCCGTTGAATAGCCACCACAGGGCGCGGCGGAATATGTTCGAGTCCTCGATACGCGCCTCGCCGCACTCGGCGCAGTCCCACGCCTTGAGGCGCAAGAGCGGACCGAATGAAGGGCGGGCTACCGCCTCCGCTGGCTGCATGTCATGTGAGCACCATCCGCATACGGCCCTGTCCGCCATTACGCCTGCCCTCCTTGCTGAGACGAGCGAGTGTGGCGCGTTCGTTCCGACGGCCACCCCTTGAGCGGGCGATCAGTAATGCACGACGGCTCCGAGTAGCAGCCCGACTCGCACTTTCCTTCGCCTCTGTAGTACGGGCACGAACTGAGGTCTAGCCCATCACCCCACAAAACGAACGACGGGAGCGTCAGGGCGAGCCTCTGACGACGCTTACTCGGCGCGCGACTTCCGCTCATGCTTCCCCTCCCTGAGTTGACTCGGCGGTCATGCGGCTGACCAGCCTTGCACCTGGCCCGAGGCGATCAGGCCGTATTCCACCTGCCCTCGCCAGATTTCGTCTGTTTCCAGGCGAGACTTCCATGCGCGCGCCATGTCCTCGCCTTGAATCGGGACTTGGAACGTCCGAGACGGGTAGCCGAACTCGGTGCGGTACGTCCACATCACAGCCCACATGCCCGGCCACGACTCCACCATGCGGTACTCGACTGTTTCCGCGCTGCCCTCGCTCACTGCTTGGCCTCCTGAGTTGACTCTGATAGGGCGGCGCGCAAATGCTCCTCGATAAATGTGAGAGCGCCCAATGCGTGCGCTGCGGCTAAGAACACCCCGTACTCACGTTCGTTCATCTCGTCTACGCGCATCGGTGTGTCTGGGCAGTCTGCTAGGCGGTCACGCGCGCACTCCCACGCCTGATTCACCGCTAGCGTTAGAGCAGCATGTGAAGCCTGCTCGCGGGCGCGGACAAGGGCCTCGAATCGCGCCAACTCACGCCAGTCAACACCGGGCACCCATTCGCGGCCTTCCGCGTGGCCGGTCGTGAGCCTGCGTCGCATCTCAAGTAGTTGCGCATCGTCCGCCCCTGCGTCTGCCTGCTGGGGCGTGAAAGCGTGGTGGAACTCACGACGGTGCATCACGCCGCACCCTGCACAGCCGTCAGCCTCGTGAACGTTTCCGCCGCGCGTAAAGCCGCAGACGCGCACGCCGAATCCGAGAATGTCACCAACGAACGCGCATCGCTCCTGCGCCCCTGCGTCTGTCGGGGTGGGAGTGGAGGCGGCGGAGCGCAACCGAACGTCGTCCTCGGGGACAGCCTTGTGAGCGAGCGCCGCGTTATAGACGGCCCAATCGGAGGACGAGTGCGACCAGTTGCCCGTACTCAACTCGACAACGGTAAGCCCGCATTCAGCGCACCGATGCAGCAGCAGCGTCTCCTCATCCTGGCTAGAGCGGGCGGCTAGGATGGAGCGCGAGCGTTCCCACTCAGCCCCCGCCTCGAATGCCGCCACGAATGGACTGTTCGCGTACGGTGGTACGGACGTGTGCTCCAAGTGCCACTGCCGGCCCGCGTCTCGCGCCTCTACCTGTTCTTTCATCCCTGCACCCGCCTAGCCATGCGCTCCTGCCATGACGGTTCGCGGGTCAGCGCGTTGTAGATGCCCGAGCGGGCGCGGCTCTGAATCGTGCCGATTTCGTCTAGTTCGTGCATCGCCTTCCACGCGACCTCATGCCAGTAATCGCGGTCAGCGCGCGCTAGGCGCAGTTGCTCCTCTAGCGCGTCAATCTTGACTTGAGTGCCAGGCGGGAACGCCGCCTCGAACTCGTTGGTCATTTGGCCCCTTCCCCCTCCTGCTCAAGAGCTGCTAGGGCGGCGTCCACGAACGGCCACACGTAGGCGGGCGCTCCGCTGTGAATCGACTCGCGCACTTCGGCCTCTACTGAACGGCGGATAGCACGGTCGTAGCGGTCCAGTGCGGCTTCGAGAGCTTCGAGGTTGTCCGCCCCTTCGCGCCCCATGAAGTAGTACGCGAGCACATACCCGCGTGCTTCCTCGACTGAGGGCTCTACTGGACGCGCGCCTTCCATGAGCCGCTCATAGATGCGCTCCTGCTCATCGTTCAAGGGCTCTAACTGGAGAGGGGCGGGTTGGAGCGGGCGAATCCCCATGACGACGTAGCCGTCCGCGAGCGGTGAACCGAACGCTTGGCACTCGTCCGCCTTGAGGACGTACGTAACCTCCACGGTTGTCTGACGGCCTCCGAAGAGACCGTTCAGCGGCTCCCACTCGACGAGTTTGAGCCGATCGCCCACCGCGAACCCGCGATCGTCACGGCGCACCTCGAACGTTTTGGAGCCGTCTAGCACGTCATCCATGAACTCGGGCCAGCACTTCAACTCGTGCTCGGTCACGCCTCGTGCTCCTTCGGCTACCTCATCGATGGGGGAGAAGGCGGGGAGGGGCGCACCACAGAATCCGCAGTGAGTCAGCGGGCTGCCATCGAACGTGCCGAGGGCGGTCGCGCCACAACTCCGGCACCAGTTCCGCGCGCGCTCCTGCTCCATATCGGAAACGGGGTTAGTCATGTGGCGACCTCACTGCGCGCGCCCAGCGGTTGATGCGGCGATGCAGCAGGCGATACCAGATGGCGCGTCTCAGCCCGAACCACGTCCCGCGCGCCCACCAGCGCCACAGGATGAACCACGCCAGCCTGCGGGCCTCGCGCGCGTTCATGAACGTGTCCCACTTGCTATTCGTGCCCAGCCACAACTCGAAGCCGTCGTTACTGGTGCCGACGTAGTAGTAGGACTCGCGCCCACCCTCGACGCCATAGTCGCGAAGACGAAAGCCCAGATGATCACCGGGCGGCGTGGTATTGCCGCACCACTCCTCTCCCAGCGCGTCGAACAGCTGCTCCTCAATCGACTTGCGCGGCCTGCTGACTTTGACTGCCTTCACGCTTGGGCCTCCTGCTGTTCAGAGTCTGTAGAGGGAGAGGGGAGCCGCAGTGCTTTCTCGATCTCGTTCAGTGCCACGCCCGACTTGACCTGGATGCGGTCGTACCTGAGCACCGTCCAGCCTTTGAGCGCAGCCGCGTTGAGTTTCTCGGCGTCCTTCTGGTAGCCCGCTGGTCGCACGTGACGGCCACCCGTCCACGTCCCGCCGTCCACCTCGACCGCGATCATCCGGTCCGGCCACGCGAAGTCGAAGCGCCAGAGCCTCCCACGATCGAACATGTGCGCGCAGTAGCAGCGCGCGGAGCGTCCTGCACGACCGTCCTCCTCGCATTGGACAACACAGCCCCGACAGCGATCATCGTCGTGTACCGCCTCGACGTGCTTGCAGCAGCGCGGCATGAACCGCAGCTCGCGCACCGGCTCCGGGAGGTTGAGTGCGCGCATGTGGAACGCGAGCTCCGCCTCGAGTGCGCTCTCTGTCATCCTGCGTTCCACCACGGGTCATCCAGCACCGGCTTTGCATCCCTCTCCAGCCAGGTTTCGCCACACGCCGCGCACTTCCACGCGCGTGCTACGTGCTCGCCTGCTACTGCGTGCGTCGCCTTCCCGTGACAGCGCGGACACACAGCCCCACGCGCGATGATCGGCTTCTCCATTGCTCGACGACGTCGGGGGCTCACTGCTGCGTCCTCCCGCCCACCTGGTAGACCTCAGTCGCTCGCTTCGCCCCGAGGCAGGGCTTGATCCGCACCAACTCGGGATGTCCTCGCTCTTTGTGCGCGAGCAGGTACGCGACGAACTTCTCGGCCATCGCGTACGCCTCATCGGGCGAGTCCGTGATCACCTCGAGGCCAAAAACGACGCGCGTGACCGTCTCCCGATTGGTGGTCGTGCTGCTCAGGTCGTCGCGCTCCGGGCGGATCTCCATCACGAGAGCCACCTCACAACAGCTTCCGCCACGCGCAGACCTACACGACGAGCGAGCGAGCGAGCAGGCACAGGGACTGCAGGCGGCGCTACGAACGGTGTTTTATCAACTTCCGGTAATTCGGTAACTCGATAATTCGACGGTTCATGCGGCGTCGAGGGGAGCGGCGCGTCGAGCACGAAGTCAGGCAGCAACGCGGCACGGGCCGGCGTGAGCACGTCATCGATGCAGGTGCGCATGTACTGGTTCGACCGGCCGGGACCGCTCGGCCCGCCATGCTGGAACTTGCGGATCGCCTCGACCTGCTGCTCGACCGTCAGAGCGCGGAAGGCGACGACAGTCGAGTGCTCGTAGCGCAGTCCGAGCTTGGTCAGCACGCCCTCGACCGTGAGGCCGGGAGCGTAGGGGAGCAGGTTGCTTGGTTGGTAGGTACTGGTTGGTAGGTCGACCGCCGAGGAAGAGGAGGACGAGGAAGAAGAAACGGTATCGCGTGCCTGCGCGCCCCCGCGCGAGGACTGCTGCCCAGTACCTTGCTCGGTGGTCTGGTTGGTACCGACCAGCATCTGCTCGGCAGCCTCGATGCTGACCAGCGGAACCCAGCGCAGCGGGCCCGGCCCGTTGAACTGCTTGGCCACACAGCCGGCGGCGACCAGCGGCGCGCACCAGTCGGAGGCCGCACCTTCCTTCACGCCGAACGGCGCCCCGAGCTCGCTGTAGGACGCCACGACAGAGCCGTCCTCGGCACGCCCGAGCAGGTAGCGGTACATGGCTAGCGGCCCTCGACCTGGATCACGAGCAGGCTCCGCTCGCTCTGGTCGCAGGGGGATCGGTTCGTTCATGGGAGGCCCTCGGGGGAGGGGTCGGTGTCATTGCAGGGGAGCCTTGAACACGGCGATCACGGAGCCAGACGGCGGGGATTGCCCCGGCTGCTTCGTGACCGGATCGATGTAGCGGACGCGCTTGGCGAGCCAGTCGATGTGGCAGTGCGGCAGAATGAACCGCTGGAACCACTGCGTCTCGGTCGAGGCGGGGATCAGCGCGACGATGATGTCCGCGCGCTCCCGCTCCTCATAGGCTTTCTCGATGCACTGCTCGATCAGCCCGCGCGAGTAGGGCGGGTTCATGAACACGCGCAGGCCTGACCAGTCGTAGGTCAGGCCGTCGAGTCCACTGATCTGCGCCGGCTCGTCCGGTGGGTGGAGCAACTTGCCGAACGTGCCGTCCCTCGTCGAGTACATGCTGCAGAGCGCGTTCTCGTGGCTGGCGAAGGCGTCGTAGTCGAACTTGAAGCGCCGATGCAGGCGGGCGAAGAGATCGGGCGGCGTGCCCCACTCCGCGCTCCCCGCGCCGACACCCGTGCGGTCGTTCGCGCTCACCGGACTGCCTCGCAGACGTGACCGGCGAGGCAGCGCCCGCAGACGTTCTCGCGGCAGGTCATGCACACCGAGAACGTCCCCGTACCGCACCCACCCAGGCACAGCGGCGCGACGTTCGATGCCGCTGCCTTGCGGACGTATGGACCGTGACGGACGAGCACCTTTGGCGTGGTCATGATGCCCTCGCAATCAGCGGGGAGCGGAAGCGGCCTTCGAGGTCGTCGAGGCGCGCGTCGAGTTGTTCCGCGATCGAGCGCGCTTCGTCGCGAAGCACCGCGAGGCGCTCCATGAGTTGCGCGGTTGTTGGCGTGCGGAGGACGTGGCTGAACGCCGGGAGGCCACCGATGAGGTCTCGGAAGTCTTCGTTCATCCGCATCCTGGGTTCGATGCGTTGCAGCGCGTGGTGAATCGAGGAGTGGTCGCGGCCCAGCGCGCGCCCAATGTCCACGAGGCCCCAGCCCTGCTCATATAGCCGCGCTATCACCGCCCAGCGTGCCTCGACGATCGCCTGCTCACGCCGCGGTCCATAGATCGCGTCCGGGGTGACGCCCATCGCACGCGCAGCCTGGCGCACGAGTTCCTGCACGTACTCCTCGCGGCCCGTCTGTTCCTGTTGTTCTGCCCCTGTCACGGAAGGCCCCCTTTGCGTTCCGAACCAGCCTCGCCGTGCCACGACGAGCCGGACCCCAACTCACCACGCCGAGCCTGCCTTGCCACGCCAAACCCGAACCCGCCGTGCGCTGCCGCGCCTGCCACGCCAAGCAACGCCATGACGAGCCAAGCCTTGCCTGTCCGCGCCTGCCATACCCCGCCGTGCAGAGCCTCGACATGCCGCGACAAGCCTCGCCTGCCTAGGCGACGGCACGCTCCAGCACCTGGAATGCGCCACTGACTGACTCGTCGAGTTCCAGCAGGCTCATGTAGCGCTGGCGCAGCGCGATCACTTCGTTGCGCAGGCGACGCTTCACCTGCTCCGCCTCGTCTGGGTTCGCCAGCACGTCTAGCGTCGGCTTGTAGAGCCGCGACTGAGGAGTTGCACCTGCCGTGTTGCGGATGCTGACGAACGCGCGCACGACGGGCGCTGTCTCGTTGCGCTCAGGCTCCGACACGAGCACGACTGCCCGCACGAGTTGCCGGGCCTGCTGCTGTCGGTACTCCTCGGCCGCGATCGAGTCGTCCCATTCGAACGCGCTGTGCAGCGGCGCATCTTCCGGACGCGCTTCCTCGACCACTGCGCTCGGGACGATTCCACCGTCGCGCTCGGCGATACGCGTGAGCTCTGCGCCAGTCACCCCAGCCGGGATGTCCTTCGGAGCACCCGGACCTCGGTACTCAAACTTCATCGTTCGTTCCTTTCATCGACTCTGGTTTCCCCGCCTGCCCAGACACACCTAGCCGCGACGTCGCTTGCCTTGCACCACCATGCCCCGCCTGCCCTGCATCGCCTTGCCTTTGCGTGCCGTGCGAAGCCGTGACGCGCCTCGCCGGGACTCGCCTGCCTTGCATCGCTCCACCAAGACACGACGTGCTTCGCCATACATCGCCTCGCCTGCCCTGCCACGACTAACCGCGACCTACCCGTCCTCGCCGCGCCTAAACTCGACTGCCTCAACTCGCCTGACCACGCCTGTCCTCGCCAAGCCGGGCCCGAACGGGCCTAGCCTGCCTAGTTCTCTTCGCTCGTCTGGACGTGGAACCGCCCGTAAGAGCCGTCCTTTTCAGGACGCCACTCACCGACGCCGACGCCGAAACCAGCGATGTTGAAGAGGTTGATGATCTGCGCCGGCGAGAATGCTGCGGCGTTGTAGGAGATGGTCAGCGTGGTCTTCCACTGCTTGAACTCCCCGCGGTAACGGATGTCCGCAGTCCCCATCCCCACGCGCACCATGTCCTCGCGCATCGAGGGAGCGCCGTCGATCACGGCGAACTCACCCACGACGTGGAAGGCGCCGCGCGCCTCGGTCATCTTCATGTCCGCGAAGCGGCACGCCCCTACCGCCGCAGCCTTGAACGCCACGCACGGGAAGCCGAACCCTCCGCCGTCGAGCTTGTAGAGCGAGTCCTGGTAGTCCTGCTCCGGGTCCTTCGCATCCTTGGCCGTCTTGGCCTTCTTCATTTGCTTGTCGAGCATTTCCTTCTTGGCCTTCTCAGACCACCGATGCACGATCAGCGGAGAGTCGCCAATCAGCGTGATCTCCATCTGCCGCACATCGATCTGCGGAACTTCGACCGCGATTGCTTCTGGCCGTGCCACCCTTCGCGCCGTGGGCGCTGCTGGTGTGTGACCGTTCGTGCTTGTCTCCGTCGAAACCATGCTGTCCCCCTACTAACTAATCGCTTTTTAGATGCGCGTCGGCGCTTTGTTCGCGCGCTCCTCTCGAATGCGCCGCGCCATTGCCGCGTTGATCCGGAACGGGTACTCGTTGCGGTCCTGCGACCAAATGAACGTGTTGTCCTGCGCCCATTGCCGCACGCGCGCTTTCGCCTCGACGTCACCGTTGAAGTAGGCGCACACCGCGATCACCGGCCAGCCGTCCTCAGCTGCCTCTTGCCCGCCCGCCTGACCGCGCGCGAACACGTGGTGCGGGACGATCCCGCCGCCGCACTGACCGGGAGCTCCCGCTGCATGTGCCAGGCACACGTCACCCAGGCCGGCGTAGGCATCCTTGTGCTGCTGCGTGCGTTGGTACGCGGCGCGGTCGTCGCTGACCGCCTTGATCCCCACGGGGCGCGCGTCCTCGAACTCGTGGTGCCCCGGTGTGATCCGCAGGTGGATCGGATGGTTTTTTTTGGCACCGCAGTCCCGGCGCGCGCAGCGCTTCTCTGCCATCAGGCGATCCGTGTTCTGAAGTAGTGCGTGTGGCAGTAGCGGCCTCGCACCTGGCGCCGCTGGCAGCCTGGCGTGACGCAGTTGTAGACTGGCAGGTTGAGGTCGATCCGCTCCTGCGCGGCGTGGTACTCAGCGAGACGGTCGTACAACTCGTCCCACGTCATCGGATTGCCGTGCAGGTCGGCGAGGTGCGGCATCTACGGCCCCACCTTCTCCGAGCAGTAGGACTGATCCGCGAGCTTGGCCGTGCAGTACCACTGCCCCGGCACCTTCTCGCTCGCCTTCATCGCGCGGTTGTGCAGGTTGCATTTCGGTGGCGCGGACGGTGACGCCGAAGATGGCGCCTGCGGCGCGGCCGGCGGCGGTGGCTGCAGCGCGAGGTCGATCGCGTCACGCCCGAACGTCGCGACGTACTGCTCCTCGAACGCGCGCGCGGCCACGAACGGGCGGAAGCCCTCGCGCACCTCGACCTCGATCCGCCAGTCAGGCAGACCAGGCAGCGCCGCCGAGAGCGTCACGCGACCGAACGGGCTTTCGCTCGTCATCCTTCGAGCGCCCCCGTGCGCCACTGCCGCCAGCACTCAACACACGCAACGGACGTCATCAGCCCCAGCAATAGGAGAAACGTCATTTGCCAACTCCATCCAGATCGACCGAGAGCAAGCTGACTCCCACGAACAGCGCGAACTGCCTCCAGAAGGACAGGTCTGGCAGCGCCCACCCGACGAGCAACCACGCGATGACGCCGAGCACTGCGTACAGAAACAGCCGCATCACTCGGAATCCTTAGCCGGTACTGCGACACAAGGCACCTTCGAGAGGTAGTCACGAATGAATCGTGACCACTCGTGCGCGCGGAGGTCTGAGCAGGAGATGTCCAGGCAGTAGTCCTCAGGCAGCGAGACGAGCCAGTCGTCCGCCGCGCGCCACACGTCGAGGAGTTCGACGTGCTGACCGAACCTGAAGTGCTTCCCCATCGGCATCGCGTTCTTGCTGGACACGACCACCGGACCGCCGTCCGTGCTGCGCGTGACGTCGACGATGATCTTGATCAGCTCGCCGGCGGCGTTCGTGAACTCACGCGCGCACGCCTTCGACCCCTTCGCGACCTTGCGCTCGTACTCCTGCATGGCCGCGAGGTACTCAGGCGACCAGCCGTAGAGTTCCGCGCGTGCGTCGCGGGCGCGCACCGTGTCGTTCGAGCCAGGCGTGATCCGCCGACCCGCCATCAAGTCCTCGCGCGTCGCCCAGCTCATCGGAGCCTCAGCACGTCGCGCTCGATCAGGATTTCGGCCAACTTGAGGAACGAACCCTCTGGCCCCTCGTCCTCGACCTCGTTGCTCTGCTTGAACTGGATGTCGGTACGCGCGGCTTCGAGGAACTGCAGCGCCGAGGCGATCAGCGGGGAGCGTCCCGCCATCGGGTGCGCGTCCTCCAAGAAGTCGATCGCATCATCGATGCGTTCCAGCGCCGACTTCTCGCTGTGCTGGACTACGCTCCGCGGCGTGGGCGGGCGCTCGTTCTTCAGCAGTCTCAGGTGTCGCATCACCGGTCTCCTTCAGCGAACTCCCGCGCCATGCGCTGGAATGCTTCGATGCGTTCAGCCATCGCCCACACACGGAGGCGGAACCGTTGCTCGTCTGTCATTTGCGGCCCCGCGCAAGCACGCGCCCGAGGACAACCACCGCGATCGCGAGCGCTACCAGCAGGACTGCGACGCCGGCCGTAGCCCACTCCCCCTCGCCGTCCGCGAGTCCGGCGCTACCGGTTTTCGGCGGGCGCGGTACGAGCGGCGTGTTAGGGACAAAGGTCGGGGCAGGCTTGGAGCTGTCGATCATGTACGGCGGCAGCGGAACGACGCGGCAGCCGTCCGGCCCGAACGCCTCGACGCACACCTGCTCTGGCGTTGGCCCGCTCGCTGTAGGAGTCGGCGTCCCTGCCGGCGTAGCGACTGTGGTCGGGGTTGGCTCAGGCTCGCCCCCGTCTGGTACTGGCGTTGCAACGACGGTCGGGACCTTCGTGGGTGCCTTTGTAGGGGCTTTAGTTGGAGCCTTCGTCGGTGCTTTCGTCGCGGTCTTCGGCGGGTACACGCCGCCGGGGCAGTGCTCAGGCTTCGACGGCTTGCAGCCTGCCTCCGCCTGCCCTGCACCGAAACCGACGAGTCCTGCCATCAGAAGCGCCGAGGCGATCAGGCCCACGCGTCGCAGTCGCTTGTTCGTTACCATTGGGGAACCTCCCTGCTCGCGTACCGGCGAGCGCGGAATAGACGAGGTCGGCGCGCGTCACCGCGTCGGCCTCGTTGCCTTTAGGCCTCCTCGCGCAGAAGACGGCCGAGGCCGAGTCCCAGCACGAGCGACAACCCACTCCAAACCAGCAAGCCGATCACGATCGCGTTCATGCGCAGCTCCATCTCTCGCCGTTACGTATCTGGCGGATCGTTTCGTAGGACACGCCGTACCGACGAGCGACCGAGATCTTCGTTAGGCCAGAAGACCAGTCGATCTCGCGAATCTCTCGCACCTGCTCGGCGGACAGACGCGCGTTCCCGTTGTGTTCACCGGCGTGGTTGATCCTGCGCCGCGCCACTGCATCCAAGATGTTTTCGTGGTTAGTTCCTGCGCGGAGGTGCGCCGGGTTCACACATGGCGGGTTGTCGCACGAGTGCAGAATGTGCAGGCCCGGCGCGGGGCCGTTTGCCAGTTCGTACGCAACGCGGTGCGCGCCGACCCAGCGCGAGTGGCCGTAGGAAAACTTTCCGTAGCCCGCCCGATCGATTGACGCCTTCCACAACCAGCACGACTCAGGCCCGGCGGATCGATCAACTTTCGACCAGAAGCGCTCGCCAAAAGTGATTGTTCCCATTAGGCGCAGGCCCATGCTTTCCATCCGCTCGCGTCCCAGATGGCGCGCGCGACGATGCCGTTCACTTCCGGATCAGTGAGGTCCGCCCACTCGTAGCCGAGGCGCTCCACGAGGCCCGCGTGAATGGGATGCACTTGCCAGCGCCCCACCTCGCCCGCACGCCCGACGGCGTAGTCAGGAGCTGCCGAGCCGCGCGTCTCGCAGCGCATCACGCGCAGCGCGCGCATCTGCTCGGACGGTGGGAACGCCTTCGCCGCCAACCACTCCTCGTACGTGAAGGCGATCGGTTGCGTGGCGGGGACGGCAGGAGTCGAACCTGCCACCTGCGGTTTTGGAGACCGCTGCTCTACCTGATGAGCTACGTCCCCATTGAGTGACGAGGACACGGGCGCGCTGACAGAGAGAGCGTCAGCGTGGGAATCGACAATGCCGATTGCGCCCATGTCCTCGTCACTGGCGTCGCCTTTGGCCCGATCCGAAACAAGCGTGGGCGACGCCAGGGGGGACACGACCGGAGGGCTCGAGCTGCTCCGTTCGTGTGCCCCCTGGCACCCGCTCACCACTACTCCGAACACAGCCAAGAACAGCGCGTACTTCACAGCGGCATCCCGATCTGCACCGGCTCCGCTGTCACCGGGTACCAGGTGCTCTGCGAGGTGCCACCTACTGCCGGGTAGACCTTTCGCTCGCCCCGACGCACCAGCCACGCTTCCTTCGCGTCACTGAGGCGGCGCGCCGTCTCGATGCGGCCGAGGCCGGTGAGCGCGCCGTACTCCTCAGCGGTGAGGCCGGGGTACTCGCGCACCGAAGCGACCACCATGTCGATGTGCCGCTGCCGTTGGCCCGTGACCGTCACTTCGAGCTCGGCTTCGAGGCTCGTGCGTGGGTCGTTGCGGTGCGTGGCCGGGGCGAGGTGCGTGGTCATGCGTTCACCGCCTTGCGCGGGCGACGAGGGCGCGAGGCAAGTTGTCGGAAGTGGAAACTTCGGTACTTCTGGAGCGCCTCACGCTCTGCCTGCGGCGTGATGCCCGGTCGGGCCGCGCGAATCTCAGCGAGCAGGCGCTCGTCAAGCTTCGAGTTCGCCGTCGCGCGCGCGTTGCTCGTGATCTCGTGCGGGTCGTGTAGGGCATGGAGCTTGAGCGCCCCGATGCGGCCGGCGGCAGAGCGGTTCACGAGGCACCGCCCGTGCTAGGCTGCGCGTCGTGAGGTTGCTCGCTTTCCTTGTCGCGGATGAGATCACGGTCGGTGACGGAGAACTGCACGTCACGGGGCTCTTCGACACCTTGGAGTTGCATCAACTCCCGTCCGAGCACCGTTTCTCGGTATACACATGGTTCGCTGCACCAGACGACCATGCGGGCATGCCCGTGACCCTTGAACTCGTGCTGATGGGAGGGGAGATTGACCCCCTTCGCTTGGACTACCGGACGCAGATCGTCCCGTTCGTAGCAGCCGGTCGGGCTGCACACATGCACTTTCGTGAAGGACCCTTCCGCGTGGAACTGCCGCTCCCCGGCCGGTATGGGATCGCGTTCGTCGTTGACGGGGAGCAGCTCGCCTTCTACGAGTTCTCCGCTGTCATGGCCGACTAGCCCGCTCACTTCGAAAGCTCCGCTACTGCATCGCGGAACCGCTGCTCGAAGTCAGTCGGCCAGCGGCGGGCGCACCTCATGTAGTCCGAGAGCATCTGGTCGGAGATGCCCATCTGCTGAGCGACCATCCTCTGTGTGAGTTCCAGGTCGAACAGCACACCTCGTAGTTCTCTGCTCGCTGCCCGCTGAGGCGTCAGCCAATCCACCGCCACGCTCATCCAGCAGCCTCCAAATCCCTGCGCTCACGACGGCGACGATACCCCTGCACTTCGCTACCAGTAACCGTTACGCGGTTACCGATAGGCATGCCGAAATAGGCCATGTCGTTCTGCATCTTCCTCACAGCTAGCGTCACGAGAGCACTCATTGTCATTCCAGTGTGCGCACTGAGGTCCTCTAGGCGCTGCCTGAGCACCGGGTCCATGGTGATGGAGGTTCTCGCTCGCTTCATAACCGGAAATATACGCACGGGTAGTAATTCTTGTCAACCTCTGTTGGACGTAACCGGATTAGGGTTACCCGACGATGCCTGCAAGTAAGCCGCCGAAGCCGTCCGCGCCCTATTACGATCTCGCTGTCAAGCTGCGAGACCTTCTGGCTTCGAAACACCTGCACGATGTCGAGCTCTCTCGTATCACGAACAAATCCAGAAGCATGGCGTCCAAGTGGACACGTGGTGAATTCCCGCCAGACCCATTCGATCTGCGTGACATTGCAGCATTCTTCGAAGTCGATTACGACGAGTTGCTAGTCTTGGCGCGACACGTCGTACCCGGCGATCGCCCTCCAATGCTTCCTGGATGGGATGAGATCGCCGAGGAAGACAGAGCCGCAGTTAGGCGACTGGTCGCACACTTTGCGCGGATGCGCCGCCCCTCATCAGGTGGGCGCGAAGCAGGCGGCTCGGCAGCGCTTTGAGGACGCCCTCACTCTCCACACGAGAGAGCACTTCCGGGCCTAGCGGGTCTCCGATTCCTGCCTCGCCCCCGAGATCCAGCTCCAAGATCAGGATCACCTTCACACCTGCCGCCCTCTCGCCCCATCCGTTAGCACGGATGTTTTACCACATCTGACGGCGAGCATTGCTTGGCTTATGGGCAGTCCGAAAGCCTTCCTATAGGTTGTCCCCGGGGGATAGCCGCCGGTGTGTCTCACGGGCGATCTCGTCAGCCGCGTTCGCTGTGTAGCGCCGCACCATGGTCGTTGACCGCCAGCCAGCCAGCCGCATCAAGTCAGACTCTCCGCCCCCGTCCAAGAGCCAGTTCTTTGCAAACGCGTGTCTGAACATGTGCATGTGTAAGCCCTCGATGCCGATCTGCTCGCCCCGGCGCTTCACCGCGAGCCTGACACCCTCGTAGCCCAGCACCCCGCGGCGCCCGAGCCAGAGTGCCTTCGACTCCGCGTCCTTGTGCAGTCGGCGCGAGCGAAGGTAGCGGTCGAGGGCGACTACCGTCTTCTTCCCGAGCGGCATGACGCGCTCCCTACTGCCCTTCCCGACAACGCGGATCATGGCCTGGTCGAGGTCCACGTCGTTCTTGGTCTCGTCCTCCGGGTCGTAGCGCAGCGCGGCGACCTCAGCGCGGCGCGCTGGCGTGTCGATCAGCACCATGAGGAGCGCGTAGTCGCGGCGGCTCTCGAAGTCCCGGCCGCCCTCGCACGTCGCGAGCAGGTCGCGCATCTGCTCCTTCGTGAGCACCCGGATTCGCTTCTCCGGCACGCGCGGCGGGGAGAGCTTCTCCATCGGTGACGCGTCGAGTTCCCCCTCCTCGACGGCCCACTTGAAGAACTGCTGCAAGGAGCGGAACTTGTTTGCGGCGTTCCCCGGCGAGCTGCGCTCCAGCATGTCGAGCAGGTAGCCCTCGACGTCCTGGCGGGTCATCTCCTCCGGTGGCTTGCCGAGCGTCTCCTCGAGGCGCGTGATCGCGGCAACGTAGAGCTTCTGCGTGGAGGGCGCGAGGTTGCGGACGCGCAGGTGGCGCTCGAAGGACTTCACCAGTAGGCTCGGCATGTGGCTGGCCCCCTCTCAGAGCGGCCACAATCCTAAGTGCTGCTAGCGCTGTAGCGGTAGAGGCAGGCGGCGCGATTGCCCGGGATTGGCTTTATATAACGGTTTTACCGATGCCGGATGGTGTAACGGTAGCACTGAGGACTTTGGAGCCTCGGCTTCATTCCGCTCTAGCGCCACGCTGAAAGCCTTATAAATAGCCAGTCTCGAAAAGCACGATCGCCTCAGTTTTCGGTTCAACGAGCAAGCGCTGTAGCGGCGTCAGTTGAGCCACATCATCAGCCGTAGCCGCACCCTCGCCTCGCCCGGCCTGAGAACGCAGAACTCCTGGTAGCCATGCAGCCCGTCGATGTTCAGGTGGTGCCCTGGCGGATAGCCCGGCACTGAGACCCAGCGCAGGCGCCGCATCCACGGCTGCACCCCACCGACGTACCGCGGCATCGCGCGCACGTCAGCCGCGCCGCTTCAAGGCTTTGACCGGGATCTCCCAGTGCGCCTTGAGGTCTGAGCCCCCGTCGACGTCGATGTGGAGCTCGTAGTCCTGCGTCGAGACGACCGCCGCGTCCTCTTCGAGCGTGCCTCGGTACTTGCCGTCCGAGGCCGCGACGTAGGAGAGCGTGATCGCGCTGCCGACGTTCACTCCCGCCGTGGTCTTCAGTTGGGCCGAGACCGTGGCCGAGTTCAGGAAGGCGTCGGTGGCGACGTTCTTCAGTTCGTCCACGACGATGAGCGAGTCGTTACCGATGTAGATCTCCATTGCCTCATGCCTCCGCTGTCGGCACGCCCGCGATCGCGGGCTGCGCTTCGATCTCCGCGTTGATGCTTGGCTCTGTGCTGAAGACAGCAGCCCCTGCTGGCTGGCTCCTGAGCCGCGACGTAATGGCTGGCATGGTCTCGAATGCCGCGGCCAGGGCGGGCGTGACGCTGATCACTGCTACCAACTCCCCGACATGGATCGCTGTGCCGGTAGCCGTGGAGGTGAGTGGGGCGAGCGAGGATGCCGCTGTGCCGATCGTTTCCGGAACTTCGCCCGTCCCGGTGGCCGTGGACGTAAGCGGAGCGAGCGCGGAGGCAGCGGTGCCAGCCTGTGCGTGCGTCCCAGCCCCAGCCGAAGTGAGCGGCTGAATCGCCGCCGCTGACGTGCCGCTCTGCGCCTGCGCCCCCACGCCCGCCGAGACGACCGGCGCGAGGGTCGATGCCGCCGTCCCGGTCTGCGTCTGCGCACCCGTGGCGGCTGAACTGAGCGGAGCCAGCGCGCTCGCCGCCGTGCCGGTGCGCTCGAACTCCCCCATCGCGCCTGACGCAGCCGACGTCAGCGGCGCGAGGCTACTGGCGGCGGTGCCCGTCTGCGCCTGCGTGCCCGCTGCTGCTGACGTGAGAGGCGCGAGTGCGGATGAGGCGGCCCCGGCTGGGTGCTGGGTGCCACTCGCCGCCGAGGTGAGCGCCGGCACCGTGGCGGCGGAGGTGCCTGATTGCCCCTGCGTGCCTGACGCGGCCGAGACGAGTGGGGCGAGGGCAGCGGACGAGGTGCCTGTCTGTGCTTGCGCACCGGTGGCGGCGCTCGTGAGCGGACTGAGGGTGGCGGCGGATGTGCCGGCTGGATGCTGTACTCCAGTGGCAGCGGAGGTAAGCGGGGCGATGGCGGATGCCGCTGTCCCGGACATCGCCTGCGTGCCGGTCGCGGCGCTCGTCAGCGGTGCCAGCGCCGCGCTCGCCGCGCCGGTCTGCGCCTGAGCCCCTGTAGCCGCCGAGGTCAGTGGGGCGAGGCTGGCCGCCGAGGTCCCGCTCTGTCCGTGCGAGCCTGTCGCGGCGGACGTGGCGGGCGCGAGACTTGCTGCCGATGTGCCGGATTGCGTGTGCGTGCCGGTTGCGGCCGAGACCAGCGGCGCCAGGGCGGAGGCGGCCGTACCAGAGGCTGGGACAGCCCCGCTTTCAACGGTGACCGGACGAGGCGAAGGCCCGTACGAGTACGGCGCACCGTCTCCAATCGTGGGGTTGGTGGTTGCAGTCTGGTTCGCGCCATTACCTGTGATGTCGGCGACTGGGATGGTCGTGGCGCTCTGGTCGAGCACCCAGAACGCGAGCGGATTCGTGCTGAGGATGGTCGAGATGTCGAGCGCGCCGAAGTACGCCTCACACTGCCCGTCTGAGAACGCCACGTTCCAGTGGCCGACGAACGCGATGTCGCCGTGGAACCAGTCGTGCGTACCCGAGAAGTTTCCGTCCCCGATGAGGATGGAGGTCGCGCTGCCGGCGGCGTTGGCGAGCGAGCCTGAGGCCGCGAAGTGAGACCAGACTCCCGTCGCCGCGGGCATCATGTGAAAGCGCGGGAAGAACGTGCCGCTGCCCTTGGTGACGACGATCAGGTTCCAGTCAGTCGCGACGAGGCCGTGTGCCTGCTGGCGGAACGTGCCCGCGTCGCGCCCGATGATGATGTCGGTCGCGTTGTCCGCGAACTCCAGGAACTCCCGAATCGTCGTGCCTGACTGCCGCCCATAGATGCAGTCGTAGGTGCCGGTGCTCGCGCGCTTGACGAGCGCCGCCATTGTGTACGCCGTCGCAGCGCCCGCTGTCCCGACGCCTGTCGTGATGTTTTGCGAGGAGCCGTTAAACGTACGCGGCATGAGGCCGCCCTACGACGTGGTGTATTGAAATTCCCCAGACCAATACTCAAAGTCTGAGGTGTGGGTGTCGGACGCGTGCGCCGGGTCGCGGAAGAGTTTGATGCTGATGTGATCACCGGGCGCGGCGCTGTCCATGTTCAGCGTGATCGCGCCCGTGAGCAGCCTCCGCGCCTCGGTCGTGTTCGCGGTGATGCTCACCGTCGCCGCTGCGCTGTAGGCGTGCTCCATCGGCGTGTCGGCGTCCGCTGGGGACACGCACGAGACCTGCGCCTGCATCACCGCGACGTTGCCGGTCGTGGAGTTGATCGTGCCGATGATCTCGAGCGTGCCGCCCGAGGCGTAGTTGTCCGGCACGATGAAGTTGAAGTGGACTGACTCTGCCACGGAGCCCGCGCCGTCGAAGGCCAGCACCAGCTTGTGCAGCTTAGGGTTGCTCTGTGATCCTTGGAGCCGAGCCTGCGCCGGACTGAGGTTGCCGGTCGAGAAGTCGCCCGGCGTCGCCATTTCGGGGGTGAGGAGGACGGTGCCGGTTGCCATTAGGCTTCGTCCTCAGTCGTCTTCGCTTTGCCAGCGCGCCTGAGGCAGACCGCCGCGAGGAGCAGGTTCTTCAGCGACGTACTTGCGGCTCCCCGGAAGGGCTGCGGGAGGGCCTGATTGAACGATGTGGCGTTGGCCGTGGCCCAGTCGTCGATCGCCCCGACAGCCGCGTCGAGTTCCGCCTTTGAGAAACCCGCGTCGCCGTTCTCCGCATGGATCTCCCGCAGGAGCCATGTACGCGCGCGGCGTCGATTGAGCGCGTCCACGCCTACGCCTGCTCAGGCATGGTGATGCGCTCAATGTAGTACAATGTCTGCATGGCTACTCCTTGTTCCGTCGAGTCATGCGAACGTCCCACCAAGAGCCGCGGCATGTGCTCGCGGCACTACGACCGATGGAAAGCGCATGGCGATGCGCGGCCTGAAATGGCCCGCTACGCGCGCGACTCCGTGCCGGCCGATGTGCGTTTCTGGCGTTTCGTGGACAAAGCCGGCCCACTCCCCGCGAGCAACCCAACCCTCGGCAACTGTTGGATCTGGACTGGTGCGACATCCAAGACGGGATACGGATACTTCGGCATTGCCAAGGGACAGATGTCCCTCGCGCACCGCTTTGCCGTTGGGGACAGGGCGATCGGTATGGAGGTTGACCACCTCTGCTACGTCCGCAATTGTGTCCGCCCCGAACACCTTGATGTCGTTAGCCATGCGGACAACGTGGCTCGCCAACGTTCTTACGGCACTGGTCTCAAGAGCGAGTGCATCCACGGCCATCCATTCGACGAACAGAACACGCGGGTACTCAAGAACGGCGCGCGAGCATGCCGCACTTGCACCCGTGATGCCATGCGCCGTTGGCGAGCCCGTCACACCTAGGCCTGTTCCGGTAGATCGATCGTCATCGCCGTGATCGAGACCGTTGATCCGGCGGTCACTGCGACCGTATTCAGGACGAGGTCGGCGTTCGAGGTGCCGACCGTGCCCTGCACCACGACCGTCCCGCCCGACTGGGTGAGGATGCGGTAGAACGATGCCGTCCCAGTCGCGTCCGCTGACGAGTCCGCTGTGATCGCCGCTGCGGTGATGCGCGCCTTGCCGGTCGCGTCCGCCGCCGCGCCGAACGCGGTGGCGCTCATGGTGAGTTGCGCGAGCAGGTTGTTACCGGACAGCGCAGCATCCGCTTCTGCGGGCGGAGTGCCGTCGTAGATGTTGATCACGGCCGCGGTGCCCGCGTTGATCTGGTCGTCCAGCACGTCGAGCATCGCGATCGCGGCTGCGTTGCTGATGATGAAATCGTTCGGCACCGTTACGCCTCCGTCCGGCGCGGGGCGTCACCGCCGCGCGAGCCGCCGATTTGCTGGGGCTCGTAGGTCGCGAGCAGCCAGATATCGAGTTCGAGGCGCCGCTCCTCGTCGCCGTCCTGCCGCGCCTTCGAGACGAGCGGGACGATCTCTTCGAGGGTCATCGCCTGGTAACGCTGGGCGAGTTCGGGGTGAGCCTTGACGTAGGCCTGGGCGAGGGAGAGCGGCTTCTTGCGGTCTTTCGTGGCGTTCGAGTCCTGCCACGCCTTGTCGAACGCTTCGAGTGCCTTGTCCATGCTGAGACTCCGGTCGGAGCGCGGCCTTCCGCGCTACGACTCGGGCTCAGATCGGTCTCCGAAGTCGGAAGAAAGATGCGAGGGATTACAACGACTGGGCGGCTCGGGTCGGTCTCGCCCGGTCGAGGCTATTCTACCGGTTTCCGCTTACGCTGGGCGACTTCCACCTCAAGGATCTCGCCGTTGCGCATGTGCAGTTCGATACGCCCCGAAAAGCCCTGCTGGTGCTTTTCCGCGATCTCCTTCAGCACCCACGGCGGGAGCGGCGAGGTCACTTGAGTTCCTCGTTCACGATGCGGTTCGTGTCCTCGGTCGTCTCGTTGACGCGCGCGAGCAGCGGTGCCGCACCATTGCCGGTGCCGGTCGTAGCAGCCGCCACTGCCGCGACTGTGGCCTCGCGTGCCTTCTCGTCGGTGCGGTCCTTAAACCAGAAGACGAGCACCATCGACGTGAACGGCGACAGCGCCGCGAACGCTGGCTCGGCGTAGGTGTAGCCCCACGTCCAGAACCCCGCGAGCGCGATCTGTGTCGCAGTGAGAGCTACCGTCACGATGGGGCGGATAGCGCTTTCCATCACTTCACCTCCGGCATCGCCTCGACCAGCTCGCGGAGTCGGTTGGCCTCGGCCTGGACGATGTTCAACTGGTCAACCACCTTCTGCTTGTGGGTTTTCGTGGGCGGCTGCGGTGGCGGAGCAGGAAGCGCACTCTTCGGCTTGAGCGTGATGTCCTTCCACGAGTCCACAAAGGCCCACGAGCCGGGGCATTCCGTACCAGCTGCCTCGAGACGCTTGTGCGGTGCGAGCTGCATCTCGACGCCGCGCTGGTCGGTCTCCCACTGCGTGCCGACGGTGAAGGCCTCGATCATGTCCGCGGGCGGGCGCCCGTTCGCCCAGTTCCCGAGGAAGCACCAGCCGATCCACTTGTGGTTCAGGTTCGAGACGTGCGCGCGCACGCTCGACGACGCGCCGACCATGTAGATGCGCTTTCCGGTCCCGATGATCCGGTGGTAGCCGATGCCCGGCCAGCCGTTGCCCGGCGTCCCCGTGTGCCACGCGTGGATCGCCCCGATGATCGCCAAGTCACCACGGATAGTGCCGTTGCCGAGCTCCGTCACGGCGTGGTGGACGGCGTATCCGATCTTCTCGAGCGGCGAGCCACCCCCGAAGCCGTCCGACCAGAGATGGCGGGCGTCGAAGATGCGCACCCCGTTCGGAAGGTTCTTGAAGGCCATGCCTTCCTCGCTCCCGTCCGGCGTGAACTGCCATTCGTCGGTTGCTGTCACGCCTCCACCCCTTCCGTGCTCGCGCTTGTCGGTGGCTCCCATTCGAGGTCTCCGGCGTAACGCCAGGCGGTATAGAAGGCGTGCGCCACGAGCAACAGATCGGTAACGACGAACAGCACTCCGCGCGCGAGCCGTGGGCCTGTGAGTGGGATAGCCCGCTGGAGCGGATCGAAGATCGAGATCGCGCTGATTCCGGTCAGGCAGATCATTGCCAGCAGCACAATCACCTGCAGCCGCCAGGCCGTTTCACCCGACCGTTGGAGATACCCGTCGATGCCTTTCTCGCGTGCCAGCGCGAGCCGCTCCCTGGTGGCTCGCAGCACGTAGACCTTCGCCATGAGCCCGGCGACACCCACCAGGACGAGGAAAATCGGTACGGTCATTGAGCCCTCCTGAGTTCTTCGATCAGGCGCGCCTCTTGGCGGATCACGTTCTCGAGCCGCTGCTTGCGGCGCACCAGATGCGGCGGGATGTCCTCATCGGGGATCGTAGGGATGGTCGGGCCGACACGCTGGCGCCAGCCGATGGCACGCAGTAAGGATTCCACGATGCTCACTCTTCCCTCCTTGCCCGACGCAGCTCGGAAAGGAGCTCGGCGCCCTCTTCGCCGAGCGCCAAGGTTTCGTCGATGAATCCCTCACGACGGTCCAGCCGCATCTGCAACCGTCGAATGTGAGCGTTGCACTCCTGGACGTGGCGCCTAAACGCGCTCCCCGGCACTACCCATTCGCGCTGCAACGCAACGATCGCGATGATCAAAAGGAAGGCGGCGCCTGCGCCCAACTGGGCGGCGATCTCACTGAACACCTTCACCTCGTTCATCGCCGGGTACGTGCCTTCCGTCGCTCCGCGATCAGCCACCGAATGTCGCGCATCTCTTCGGCCGTGAACCGCTCCTGCACCTCGAACGTCGCCTGGCTGCCGTCCACGTCCACAAGCCGCCCCTGGCGCAGCCCGCGCAGCACGTCGCGCACGCGCTCCAGCGCGTCCTCCACGAGCCGGAAACGGTCGTTCGTGTTGCCCCGGAACGTCTCCATCACCGCGCGGAACGCTTCGAGCGCTGTCAGGCGCGCAGCCGCATCCCATGATTCGATGATCTGGAAGCGGTTGTTCGCGTTCGTGCGGAACGTCTGCAACTGCGCGATCGCCGTCTCGTTCGCGGCGACTGCCGCATCCAGTTCTTCGAGCGTGCGCGGTACGCGTGCCATTACGCATCTGCCCTTTCGACCTCGGAGACGCGCAGCGCGAGTTCCTTCAGCAGTTCCCGGTCTGAGCCACGGCGGTAGACGTGGCCGATCAGGTCGATGTGCTTGTGCTCGCTCACGACGAGGCGGCCGTCCTGGACGTCGACCTGCTTCTGGCTAGGCATGGCTGCCCTCCACGATCTCGACGACGATGTTCAGGACGCCTAGTTCCTCAACCGGCTGCGCGGCCATGATCCGCAGCGAGCCCTCGAAGCCGTCGATGAACGCGGTCGGCGCGCTGGCCGAGATAATTGAGCCGACGTCGAAGTGCTCCCAGTCCACCGCCTTCCCGTCCGCCCCACGCATGAACACCTGCCACGTCATCGAGCGTTCCGCGATGGGCGGGCGCGCGATCAGCGCCTCGGTCGCCGTGCGGACGTGGTCCTGGTTCTTCAGGTTCTCCGCGATGCGGAGCCGCTCGATGCGCGTGATCCCCGCGGACGCTGACGTAGCGCGCTCGATGAGGTGGCCGTGTACTGCGCCGGCCGGCACTACCGGGGAGGATGCGAGCGTGGCGTCGCTCTGCTGGCGCTGGCGTGGCCGCTCGGAGTACGCCTGCGTGACTGAGCCGCGGCCGCCGACGACCGTCTGTGCGAATGTCGTTGCCTCGCCCTCGATCTTCCAGTCCGTCCAGTGGCCGTTTCCGCCGTCCACCAGCGGGGAGGCGACGGTACAGCGGTCGAAGCCGCGAGCTGGGCGGAAGTGGGCGTAGGCGAGGATTTGCTGCGGGCTGACCGCGTACTCGAGCCACCACTCGAAGCCTACGTTTCGCGCCACTAGCATCAGCGCGGTATAAGCCGAGCGATCGTTCAGGACGGCTTTGTACGACGGCCCTGGTACAACGTCGCTGTTTTTCGCCGCGATCCCATGCGGATTCAAGGCTCCCGTCTCTTCGACGATCTTCTGGAACACGCTGCCTGCGGAGCCTCGATGCGTCATGCCGTCTTCGGGATCAGGTTGCTGATGGGGAATGAAGCGCTCCGTGAGTACCGCATCGAACGAGCGGCACATCACCGTGACTTCCTCGGCGGCACGGTTGCCCGAGGGGACGGTCATTTTTCCGACCCACGGATACGGGTAGTAGCCCTCGATCACGACGATCCGGCCTTGTCGCGGGTCCATGTCCGCGAGCAGCGGGTCGTCGGTGGCGCAGATGAAGCGCGCCGAGGCTGGCTCCATGAGCAGGTACGAGCGGTCGACGTCGCGCGCGGTCGTGACCTGCCCCAGCCTGCGGCCGGCGCCGTCGTGGATGAAGACGCGCGGGAGCGTGCCCTGCTGCGGGACGGACGTGGCGATACCGGGCGCACCCGCCCCACCGGCGCCGCCGCCGTCCCAGAGCAGGCTGACCATCTAGGAGATGTCCACGATCGGGTCGCGCTCGTCGAGCGTGACCGTGCGCGTGACGATGGTAGTGCCGTCGCCGCGCTTCCTCGTGAGGGTCGTGCCGGTGATGTTCTCCTTGATCTCCGCGACCTTGTCCGAAATGTCGTGCGCTGGCTCGTCGTCGATCGCGACGACCTGTACCTTGAGCCCCACCGCCGAGTTCGACAGCAGCGCGATCGCGGCGAGGATGTCCGCCGCCTCCGGGTCTACGATCTGCAGCGCCTGGTAGTTGCCGAAGTCGTAGACGCCTGTGGCGACACCGCGCACGGCAAAGCTCATACCCTCGGAGGCCGAGGTCAGTACCGACGCGGGGATGCGCAGGAGGTACATGCCCTCACCGCCAGCGGAGCGGAACCACCAGTCGGCGTTCGTCGTGCCCGAGAGCGTGCGCGTGGTGCGCGTGCCGCCCGTGTAGGTGGCGATCGCCATGCCCGCCGAGTTGTAGACCAGCGCGTCCGTCTTCAGGTTGGTCGAGGTGCTGATGATCGGCCCGATCAACACGTCCGCAGCGCTGTCGATTTCGAGAGGTAGGGGCATCGCAGTCTCCTCAGTTCAGTGGTGCCTGTTGGCGACGCACTGCGTATGGGCTGGGCGTGGTCGAAGGCGTGTAGTCGATGTCGATCTTGAAATAGGTTCCGGTTCCGGACTCGAACGCCAGACAGTCGATGTCGTTGTCCGTGGCGCTGTTCTGCCCCGCGCCAACGATTGCGATGTGGCTCGCGTCGGTGAATCCCGCGCGATTGACGAGCTCTTGGATGACCGTCTTGATGTCCGGGCCAGCGACCGCGCCTGTACCAACCGAGCCCGCCACCCACGCCACGTTCGCAGTCGTGAACGTCACGTCTGTAGCGAGAGGGCGCCGTCCTGCTGACCATCCCGCTGGGTCGTCCTCGGCCACGCCGTAGAAGTTGAGGCGCGCGTCGTCGCGCGTTGTGCTGGTCACGTAGAGCGTCGGGATCGCGCTGTTGATGGTCGCGCCCTTGAGTCCCGCTGGTGTCCCGCCCACAGCCGTACAGCGCCAGCCTGCGTTCACGCGTCCCGCGTCCGTGTTCAAGGAACGGGGAGCCACGAAACTAGTAGCGCCTGCGCCCTCGAACGAGGCGTTCTTGGTCGAGCCGTCGATGGACGAGTGCCAGTCGTCTCCATTCGCAGCCACGGTGAACGTGACCGTGCTCATCGCAGCACCCTCGCCAGTCCGGAGCCGTGGTTACGGAGAGCGCTGTAGGCCATAAGTGAGGTCGAAGGAGGCGGGAGGATGCCGCCCGTCTCGGAACCGCCCGAGGGGTTCACCAGCGAGTACGCGTCTTCGGCTGCGTTCGTGGTCTTGTATGTCTTCCAGTCGTCGCCGTAGACATAGCCATCGGCCCCGGATTGGTGGTACAGCCCGCGCTTCGAGTAGACCGCAGCGCTAGAGGTCGCGACCGTCCTGATGTTGTTCAGGTCGGCCAGCAGCACGTCGTTCTGCCAGATTTTCAGCAGGCCGGTGTTGTCCGCGCGCCAGCGTGCCTTGACCACGAAGCGGTGCCACTGTCCGGTCGCCAGCGTGATCGGTGTGATCATCTGGTTCAGGTTGGTCGTCGTGCGGCGCTGCCAGCACCATCCACCAGCAGAGGCCACGTCATAGACGAGCTTTAGCGCGGGCTGCCCGGAGCCGAGGTGCCACTGCGTGAGGATGCGCCAGCCCTCAGAGCCGATCTTCCAGTCGGCGTTGAGGTAGAGCGCCCAGCCGTACCAGCAGTACGTGCCCGAGCTGCTCAGTTCGTGGTCGTCGTGCTCGTGCTCCGAGCGGTAGCCCAGCGCCGAGCCGCTGGGCGTCCAGGGCGGGTCGCCAGTCTTGCAGGCGAAGCGCACAGTGCGTGAGCCGTTGAACGGTGTCGGGGATGGGCCGAGTGAGTCCTGCGTGACGCCTGCCGCGTGATAACGCACAGCATGGACGCAGCCGTCGCCGAACTGCTCCGCTGGGATGTAGTCGCCGACTTCGTACGAGGTGTTGTGGATCATCGGCATCAGTGCCACCGACTTCGTATAATCGAGAAATGGAAGAGTGGCGCCAGATCGAAGAGTTCCCCCTGTACGAAGTGAGCAGTCTTGGGAACGTCAGGCGCGTGGTAGTACTGCCAGGGAGGCCTGCGCCACGCGTGCTCCGTCCGGGCGTTTGGGAGAGACGCCTGTACGTCAATCTCCGCGGCCAAGACAAGCAATACAGCCGAACGGTTCATAGGTTGGTAGCGAAGGCGTTCCTCGGAGGCCCCCCGACAAATACCCATCAGGTCAATCACATCGACGGCGACCCCACAAACAATCGTGTCGAAAACCTTGAATGGGTTACCCCGAGCGCTAACCAGATCCATGCTGCGCGCACGGGCCTTTCTAACCCAGTCGCGAACCTTCGTTTCGGAGCCCAGCACCACAGCGCCAAGCTCTCTGAAGAGGATGTCCGCACGATTCGCACCCTCCTCGGCAGCATGAGCCAGCAGGCCATTGCCGATCGATTTGGCATCGGTCAGGTCTCTGTATCGCGCATCGCACTCGGTAAGAATTGGAAGCATGTGGTCTAGTGCCACCTGTCTCTAAAAGAGATCGTGACGTCGACACGCGCGATCCCCTCTTCGTCGTACGAGAAGGTGTTCGCGCCCGAGAAGATGTCGATCCAGTTCTCCGGGTCAGAGAACTGCGCGCTGGCGAATACCGACTCGCCCTGCGTGACGTTCAGGATGGTGCGCGCGCCGACGTCGATCTCGATCTCGTCCAGCAGCGCGCAGATCAGGTCGAACGTCACGCTCTGTGCCGTAAGGGTGTTGGTCAGCGTGCCGTTCAGCCAGTACGCCGCCTGCTCACTGCCGACCGCAACGTACGGGACGCCGGTGGCGAGCAGCGGCACAGTGAGTGCTGTGACCTGCGCCACATCCTGGTCGTCTGCGAGGCAGTTCGAGTCGAAGCGCTCGTACGCGATGCTGGGCGGCGCCGGGTAGCCCGTGATCTTGAACTCATAGCGGCGGTAGGCATAGTTCGTGCCGTTGATGCGCGCTGGTCCGCCCGAGTAACTGCCGTTCGTGTAGTGCCACGAGTTACCGGCGCCGGTCTCGATTCCGATCCAGTACGTCGTGTTCGGCTCGAGGCGGATGGCCGTAGTGAAGGTGGCTGTCGCGATGCCTGCGGTGGTGCTGAGGTTGAGGCTTGCAGACCCCAGCGAGGCGGCCTCCCCGGCCGGCGCCCCAGCGTTGTCTGGCATGATGCGGAGGGTGGTGGACTCGTTGCTGCCGCCCGCCCAGACGGAAACCGACTTCAGCATCATGGGCTCATCGCCAGTCGTGAACTGCTGCGCGTTCGCCGCGCTATCCGTGTCCAGCAAGGCAGCAGTGCCAGCCGCCAGCGCTACAGCACGCGACGCCCCGATCAACTGGTTCACGCCCCAGAAGAGCAGGCTCACCACATCGCCAGGGTCGTGATTGACCGAGCCCGAACTCAGCGGCCCGAGCAGTAATCCGTTGTTGGCGGGCGTGCCCCGTACCTCGTTGCCTTCCTCGTCTGTCCCGATCACCTGTAAGGCCATCGTGTTGTCCACAACGCGCGTGATCGCGATGTTCCCGTCCGTCTTTGAGGGGAAGTCGCGCGTCCAAGCGTTGTAGTTGGGATAGCCGACAGACGCCCCATCCTGGTCGTATTCGAGCGTCATCGCGGCGGCAGGAGTGCCGCTCGGCGCACGGACAAGCTGGCCTTGATCGTCGCGGCTGAGGTAGGTGCGCGCCCACTGCATCGACCGCGGGTCGGTCTCGTGCGCGAAATCGAGGTACTCGTGCTGCTCGTTCGTCAGCGTGCTCGACGTGAAGTCCAGCATCGGCTTCCGCTCAGGGAAGGCGTCCGGCGCTGTAGCCGCCGACCAGCCGTAGACGATCTGCACGCGGCGCTCGACCCAGTACAGGATGTCGCCTGCGCTATGGCTCGCCGCCGCCGTACCGCGGCGCGCGCGCTTGATGTTTAGAAAACTGGCCCTGCCATTTGCATTGCTCTCCGAAACCCCGTCGTACTCCACGATCTCGTCGTCGATCAGGAACGCGCCTGAGCGCGGCCAGCCCGACGTGCCGCCCCGCACGACCTCGAGGTCCGAGCCGTCTGCTGGGGTGCCTGCCGTCACGTCCGCGAGCAGCTCCGCGAACTTGCCGGGTGACAGGCTGATGTTGATCCAGACGCGCGTTGCCGCCGAGTTCGCGTCGTGACTCGCGTGCTCATGGAACCAGCGCGGCACCTCGACGCCATCCACACGCACCCGGACGTCGTCGCCGTCAGCCTGAGACTTCGTCGCCGTGACTAGCGCGGCGTGGTCGAGGCCGCTGTCGGTCACGTCGAGCGCGTAGTTCGCGAATGCGCGCGCGACGCGGTTGGCGACGATCACCTCGCGCTTGTAGAGGTAGGCGTCCGCCGCGACCTTCGCCGTGCGCGGCTGGAGCGTGATCACGGCGCGGCTCTCGACGGCGTTCCCGTCGTTCGTGACGTCCCAGGTGGCACCGCTCGCTGTCTGCTGCTGGCTGACATTCTGTACCGATGGCGAGTGCCACTCCGGGTCAGCGGCCAGCAGTACGGCCGTGAAGCGGTTCGCGGAGCCGTCGTAGGAGATGAAGCGCGTGACGACGCAGGTCAGCGCGCGGTCCGTGCCCTCGTAGGCGACGACGAGCTCGCCCGCCTCCCCCGGTGCGAACCACTCCTCGAGTTGCTCGCGATTTGCGGCGAGGTCGGTCTTGATCGAGACGTGGACCGGGATGATCCGCTCCTGGATGTCCCGCCGCATGTAGCGCGGGATGCGAGAGAGCGGGCGCTGGATGACCGGCGTGATCTGCCGCGAGTACGGCGAGTCCCCTACGTCGAACCAGGCGTCGTAGTTCGTGCCGTCATTGATGGCGTGCCCGTCGAAGGTCAGGATGGAGATCAAGGTAGGCTGTCCGCCGTGGACGGCATGAGCGGCTGACCCGCGACCACGTTGGGCAGCGCGAGGTTCTGCGTGCCGTAGTTGACGATCGTGTAGCCGCGGTCGAGGCCGGGATTGTTGACGTTGGTGTTGAGGATCGCGCCGAGCTCCGCCTGGCGCGCGAGGGAGAGCGCGTTCCCGGTCGAGAGGTTCGGCCCGGCTGCGGCCCAGAGTTGGCGCGTGCGGTTGAAGACGTCCTGGTTCTCATCGTCGAGGATGCGCTTACGCTCCTCCGCCGCCTTTTTCTCCGCTTCGAGCATGTCGTCGATCGCGTCCTGGCGGATGCGCTCGAGTTCCTCGAAGGCGCGCTCGTTCTCCTCGTTCATCCGCTCGTTCGCGGCCTTCTGGTCTTCGAGCATCTGCTGCCACGCGTCGCGAGCCGTGTCCGTCAGTTCGTAGCCGTCCTCACGGGCCTGGGCTTTCATCGCCTCCCAGGTCGCGTCCTGTTCGGCGTGGAGTTGGCGCAGTGCGTTGACGGCTTCGATGCCGCCCGTGACGTAGGCGCGCTCGATCTCCGCAGCTTGGTCCTCGCGGATGCGGGCGAGCGCGCGCTCGGCCTCGGTGAGTTCCTCGACCGCCTTCTTTGCACCGCCGGCGCCGCCACCGCGAGCGGTGCTCACCCCGCCCGCACCACGGCCTGCGGCGAACCCGGCCGATGCGCGCGGCGGTGTGATTGGGCCGTTCTCGTTCGGAACCCAGCCGGCCGCGCGTGCGAGCGCCTCCTCAGCGGCGAGGAAGGCGTCCTCGTCGCTCATGCCGCTAGGAACCGAAGGCGTGAAGTTGCTGCCCGAACCGCCGGCGCGGACGCCAACAGGCGCGGGGGCACCCGCGGGGCGCGCTCCTGCTGGCCCGCCGATCGGGCGTTCCGTCGGCTGCCCGGAGGTAATAGCTGCGACGCCCGCAGTGAGCGCGCCGAGCCCTAACCCGATCGGCCCGAACCGCGACCCCACGAGCAGAGCCGTAGTCGCGATCGCGAGCTCGTCGCCGCTCATGTTCGCGGCCACGTCGATCGCCACTCGGATCGGCCCGAAGCTCGCGACGTCCCCCAGCCAGCCGACCAGTTCGCTCGTCTTTTCCGCTACGCCAGCGATGGCCTCGGCCGTGTCTCTAGCGAACTCGGCGCCGTTCTGGTCGATCCACGACTGGAACTCGTCGATCATCGGCGTGAGCGCTGGGAGTAACTCACTGGCGATCTGGTACTTGACGCCCTGAATCTCTCGTTCAAGCCGCAGCATGTCGTCGCCGAATGCGTCCGCGGCTGCGGCGGCGTCCTGACTGAAGACGACACCTGCCTCTCGAGCCTCTTGCTTCAGCGCTTCGAGGCCTTCCGTCCCATCAGCGAGCAACGGCAGAAGTTGCGTGCCGGAGCGTCCGAACAGGTCAGTCGCGAGCGCCGCTCTGGTCGTCTCGTCATCGACGGAGGCGAGAGCGGCGACCATGCGGTTGAAAATCTGCTCCGGCTGGAGGCCGTTGAGTTCTGAGACCGAGACTCCGAGCCCCTTCAGGATGTCTTTGGCACTGTCGAGCCCATTGCCTGCATCCACGACCGTCGAGGACATCCGCCGGATGCCAACCTCTAGGCCTTCGATGCTGGCCCCGGACTGGTCAGCCGCGTACTTCCATTCGGAGAGAGCCTCGGTGGAGAACCCCGTCCGCTGCGACAGGTCGAAGATTTGCGAACCCGCCTCGGCATAGGAGTTCGCGAGGTTGAGTACCGCCCCCGCGCCTGCCGCCGCCGCTGCCGTGCCAGCCGCGATCGCCGTCGCGCCGATGGCAAAGGCATTCTGCATCGTCCGGCCAACGCGGGTCGTCGTGGTCTCAACCGTGCCGAGTTCGCCGTCCATCTGCTTCAAGGCACGCACGGCGTCGGCAGCATCTCCCAAAATTGTTACGGTGAGCTGGCGGTCAGCCATTCCCGGCCGCCTTCGTGCTGCTAGACTGAACGCCCGTGCAAAGCGCCCAAACCCTCACCCCGGCACCCTCAAAGGCCATCCCCGCCCTCGCTCTACTGCTGGGCGTAGGGCTTTTCATCGTCTGGAGCATGGGCGCCTTCGACGTAGTCCTGATGAAGCTCGGCTGGGAGAGCCTCGTGAGCCAGCCCTGCATCCGCCTCATCACCGACGCGGTCATCTGCGGGCGCGAGGAAATCGACGCGATGTGCGCCGCGTGGAGCAACACAGCCAACTTCTGCACCCCGTAAGTCATCGCGACCCACCGGGGAACACCGGGCGCCCAACCTTGTCGAGCACCTTCCCGTACCGCTCTGGCAGGTCAGCCGAGCGGCGCTGGATCGTCGGATAGAGGAACCGCCCGCCCTTCACGTACGGCGGAAACTGCTTCTTGTTCTTGCCCTGGTTCGAGCCGAAGTCGAACCCGAGCACATGGAGGCGACGCGCGGAGCCAGCAGCGACCTTCGCGCTGGTCTGCGTTGCGAGACCGCGATACGTGGCGGCGCTGCGACCTGAGCCGCCCGGATGCGCCGCGGCGAACGCGCGGCCGGCTTCCTGCCCGATCTCGTTTGCGACCGCCTTGTTCTCGCGCTGGAGTTCCTTCACGAACTCCGGGCCGAGGTTGCGCAGTGCGCCGCGCATCTCCTTGAGGCCTTTGACGTAGATGCGATCAGCCACGGAGACCCCTTCGCACCTGAGCCGCGGCGCGCGAGTTCGCGTTCGAGATCCGCAGGAACAGCGCCACGTCTTCCGCCACTTCTTCGTCCCACTCGAGCACCGCCTGCGGGTCGCAGCCGAAGCGTTCCGCTACAGCCACGTACGCCAGTTCAGGCGGCACGCTCTCCGGGTTCGTCAGCCCCTGCAGCCACAGCGCTTTTCGAGGCATCTGCGGCACGCCTCCGGCTGGCGTAGTAGCCGGTAATCGCCTCGAACAGCGCCTCTCCTGCCTCCTCGGCCAGCGCTTCGTATGCCGAGCGCTCATGCGGCTCGCTGCGTGACCAGCCGACGATCGAGACGTCAAGCACGGTGAGCTTGTAGTCGGACACGTCGCCGCGCGCCGCGTCCTGCACCTTGAGCCGCGCGCCCCACGTACGCGCCTTGTGGATGTCCACCCACTCGCCCGCGTAGTCCTCGCCGAGCAGGTCGTCCAACTTGATCCGGTGCTTCTCCGCCACTCAGTTCCCCCTAGAGCGCCGAGGCCGCGTTGATCACGACCAGGCGGTATGCATTGGTGAGGTCAGTGCTCGACACGAGGTTCATGTCGAAGACCTCGTATCCGTCCTGCTCGTCGACCTTGAACAGCGACCCAGCGACGTGCTTGCAGAGCGCGTCGATCGTGATCTCGGTGTCGCCCGCACCAGCGACGGCGATGCGGACGGCGCGGAGGCTCTGCGCCTCGGCCGCAGTCTTTTCCGTCGCGTACTGGCCAGAGTCCGCCTTGACCATCAGGCGCATCGAGATGTCGATGCCGACTTCCTCGTCATTGACCGTGACGATGCCGAAGTCCAAATCCGTTCTACCGTCAGCGGTTTTTACCGGATTGATGCCCGAGCGGAACGTGACGGAGAACGACAGCACCTGCTGCGTGACCTGCGTCTCGCCGAGGTCAGCCCACGCCGGGTCGATGAACACGGTCGAGAGCGACGACGGCAGAATCTCCGTCGTGACCTGCGACAGCGCGGCGGTCAGTGTTGAGTCCAGCACGCGCCGCGCGATCCCCGCGAAGCTCAGACGCAACGGCGCGTCCATGGCGGCCGAGATCGTCAGCGAGCGCAGGAGCGCATGGCTCCATTCGTTGTCGATCGCGTTTGATCCGTCCGAAAGGCGCCGCTCCAGAGTCCACGTTTTCAGCGTCGGGTTGGCGACCGGGTTGCGCGTGAAGGTGTGCGTGTACGGGCCTGAGCCCGTGATCACGTCAGCCGCGATGCACATCGACGCCCAGCGGTGGAGCTCGTCCGGGATGACCGGCCCTTCGCCCGTGAACTCCGAGCCGCGCGAGATGACCGTCTCGCCGCCGCGGTTGTCGAGCAGTACCCCGTTCGCGAAGCGCGGGCGGTAGACCTCGTCCTGCGGCGTCCAGTCGAGGTTCTCTAGCGAGAACTTCCGCGTCGCCGCTACGGGCGTGCCAGGAGTGACCTCCGGCCCGCCCTGGTAGACCTTCAGACCGGACGCTGTGATCGCCATTTACTCAGTCCTCCCACCGCGGCGCCGCGGCTGCTCGTCGGCTTTTGCCTCTGCCACGACGGGCGGCGGCGTGTCAGGCAGTTCGTCCGCGACCTTCTCGAGCGACGTCCGCTCGTAGAGGCCGGACGCCTTGACCGCGCCCTTCTGGTCATCCGAGAACTGCGCCTCGTACACCGAGACCGCGATCTCGAACTCTTCGTCTGTGAACGGCCCCGCCCCGATGCCCGGCAGCGGCAGCCCTTCGCCCTTGAACTTCCACGCCATGTGCTGCCTCCTACGCTCCGCGCGTTTCCGTGTCGGTAAGCAAGACCGTCAGTTGCATCGGGAAGCCGAACGGCGAGGCGTTCGCCTGGTCGCTGTACGACCCGAACTCGCCGAACTCCTGCCCGGTCACGGTCACGTCCGTCTGACCGTCGAACTTGAGGTGGGCGCCGACGAGGTCCATCAGGTGCTGCACCCACGCCTCGAGGCGCTCCTCGGCTTCATCGAGCGTTTCCGCCGCGACCATGACGTCGACCTCGGCGGTGACTTCCAAGTTGCGCAGGCCACCCGGCGATCGCCTGACGACGCGCGACGCCGGCCGGCGCACGACCGCCAGCGGGAACCCCGGCGCGTCGGGCATGGCCTTCGGCGTGCTGACGCACGTCAGCGTCTCTTCGCGGTAGCCCTCGACCTGCAGGGCCTGACCATTGAGGAGTGCAGCGAGCGCGGCGCGCGCGGTGAGCCAACTCATGCGAATGCAGTCAGTTCTCTAGACAGCAGGCGCTTGGCCTCGGTCCACCAGAAGTACGTCCCCGGCGACAGTGCGCGACCGTTGAAGCCCTCGAAGTCAGCGATGCTCCCGCCCGACCCCGTCAGTTGCCCCTGCCGCATGTCGCGTGCGAGCCCGACCACAAGTTCCTTGATGACACCAGGCACAGACGGCCAGCCCCAGACACCAGTGATCGAGACGGTGCGCACGCCGCGCGGCCAGTAGTACGGGGCGGCCGAGGTGATCGGGCTGATCGTGATCGCCTCGTACGGCTGCCCGAGCCCGCCTACTCCGACGACCCAGTCGTCATCGAAGTCGAGCGCGTAGTCCGTGAACGCTCCGCTGGAGGAGTTGTCGACGCCGATCGCGTTCGCATCGACGGACTGCAGAAAGTGCTGTTTGCCCTGCGCGTCCCGGAGCCGGAGAGTCGCGGTGCCGTCGCTGTCGAAGTAACGCGTGCCCTCGACGCTGTTGAACGCGCCGGGCGCGACCTTGAGGACTTCCTCGATCAGGCGGGAGACGGCGACGAGTTGTGCTGCCAGGGTCGGGTCGTCTGCAATGGCGAGCGACCCCGCACGGGTGCGGTACTCGTCCACCGAGACATACGGGTCCAGCAGTTCCAACTCGCCACCGTCTTCCCTGCGCTAGCTGCGACGAGTCGTGCGGGCGCGGGGGGAACGCCGCGGACCGTCGTCGCCGTCCGTTTCCTGCTCGTCCTGGTCGCCGTCGGCGTCCTCGGTGGACGCGTCCTCGGCCTGCGCGCGCGTACGCGAGCGAGTCGCAGTGCGCTCCGGCTGCACCACCTCGGCGCCGGGGTTGGCCGCGAGGTACTTCTCGAGCTCTTCGTTGCGGACGTTGATCGTGGTCTTGCCGTCTGCGGTGTTCACCCGCGTGACCGGTCGTTCGGTTGTCATGCCTCGTGCTCCTCTGTCGTGCAGGCGTAGTTCAGTCGATTGCAGATCGGACAGCGGTAGCCCCGTTGCACGACACGCACAGGCACCGGGGGCAGCGCCTGCGTCGTGGTCGTGAACGGGGCTACCGTGTCTGGCATCTGCTAGGCCTCAGCCGTCCAGGTGCCGACAGCGCCGAAGGCGTTCCACTGACCCGCCTTCACGCAGCGGATGAGGATGTACTCGCCCGCTGCGTCGGCACCGATGTACTTGCCGGCGGCCTGCTGCACGCCCGTGGGCAGCGAGATGGTCTCGGTGCCGTTCGGGTCGATGCGCAGTTCCTGCGCCGCCATCACATGGAAGCCGTAGCGCTGGCCCACCGTTGCGGCGGGGAGGGCGAACGTGATCGCCCCCGCCGCGCCCTCGTTGGTGAAGACCTTGCCGTTGTCTGTGGCGGCGACGACGGTGTAGTTCGCCGTCTTCACGGACACTCGGTCGAGGCCCGCGCCATTGAGCGTGTCGCTCATCTCGAATCTCCTGCTTCCGGTCGCGCCGCCCTGTTAGGCGACCACGTCCACTTCGACGAACGCGTTGGGCTGCAGCACACCGAAGGCCGCGCGCATCTCCGCGAGGATTGCGACGAGGTTTCGGATGAAGAAGTCCGAGTGCGAGTCCGAGACCTGGATCGACGCCTGCTCGCGATCCCAGAGCACGGCGCGCTTGAAGTCTCCGAGCAGCGCGAAGCCCGTCGGGAGCCCCTCGGTCTCGACGATCGGGTAGCCCCAGAGCGTGCGGCCAGCAGGCCCGAATGGGCCGCCGTTGTAGTAACGCTCCTCGCCGTCCTTCTGGAGGTCGAGGAACTCCAGCGTGGCCGGGAGCATCGCCCAGGCGGTCGGACGGCGACGCGCGACGGTGCGCATCTTCGTAATCGCCTTGCGGGTGGTCGCGAAGATGTCGGTGTCCCACGCCTGCGTCTGCGTGCCGGTCGTGTTGAAAATTCCAGTGAAGTTCTCGCCGGAACCGTCGCCGGTGAGCATCTGGTCTTCGAGCTCTTCCTCGAGGCCGTCGCGCAGGAAGGCGTCGATCAGCGTGCGCAACTGACCAGCGTCAGCCAGCGCCGCCTTCGTGGCGGGAATCCAGTGGGCGATCGTCTTCACGGTCGTCGAGACGCGCTCGAACGCCATCGCCGACTCAGGCTTCACGCCGGAGCCGTCACCAGTAGCGGTTGCCTCCGCCACGGGAGCCGCGTTGTTCGTCTCGCTCGTGACGCGGACGTACGTCACGGTGTCGCTGTCCGTCTGGCCGGGGGTGACCAGGTCGCGGATGGTGAGTTCGCGACGACCGAGGCCGATGAGGCCTGGGTAGTTGTCGTCGTAGATCATCGCGCCGCCCGATGTGGACGACGCACCGGTCAGCAGCGCCGCCATCGGCTGCAGGTCGTTCAGACCACCGAAAGCGAACGCCGGGGAGCTGGGGATTCGCGCGCTGTCGGGGATCTTGCCGTTCGGCGCGATGGACTTCAGCCATGCCTGGTAGTTTTCGTCGGCCGCGAACTTCTGGCCGAGGCTCTTGGGCGAGATGCGCCCGCGGCGCTCGCGCATCGGCTCACCGCTGTCCGCGTGCGGCGGGCGGTTGGCCGGCTGCTTGAGGAAGTCCTGCATGGTCGCGGCGTCGACGCGGAGAGCCTCGAACTTGCCGACCTCATCGAAGTCAGCCTTGGCCTTGTCCTTCGACGCCTTCAGTTCGTTCAGGTGCTCCAACTGCTCCGGGGTCGGAGGTGTGTTCTCGTACTTGGCGAGTTCCTCGATCAGGACTGCCGTGGCCTCGACGAGGCGCTCGCGCGCCTGGTCCGCCCGAGTCTGTGTGGTCATCGTGCGTTCATCTCCAGTGCCTGCTGCGTGGCAGCGGCCTCGTCTCGAAGCAACGCGACTCGGAACCGAGCGAACGCTTCCGCGTCCTGACGCGCTCGCGCGTCTGGCTGGTTGCGAATCAGTTGATCGACTAGCTGGGTTTGCTCCGCGACCGCCTCAGCGAATGAGAACAGTGCGTTTCGTGCGGACTCGCCGAGGGGGCGGCCCTCCTCCGCGCGCAGAGCAGCTAGCGCTTGCGCACGGGAGATGAACGCCTGCATGGCAGCTAGCGCCTGCGTGGCGTGAACTCCGAATGGAATGGACTCTGCGGCGCGCTCGGTCTCTTCGAGCGCAGCGGCGGGAGACGATGAGCGTGACTGACCGATGTTGCGAAGCACCTGCTCGAACGTGCGCTCACCGTCGAACAGGCCAGCCTTGACCGCGTCCTTCGCGACCAAGTAACGGCCTTCGCCGTAGCCATTGCGCACCTGCGCCTCGGTCGCGCCGCGGTTGCGCGCTACGTCGTGGACGAATAGGTCGTATGCGGCCTCGATGCGATGCTGCGCGGCGGCCAGTGCTTCGTCGTTCAGAGGCTCGAACTCGTTGACCTCTGCCTTGTATTTGCCGGCGGAGAGGATGGTCGGCTGGATGCCGGCCTTCTCGGCGGCGCCAGAGAGGTTCATGTGCGAGGCGATCACGCCGATGCTGCCGCCCTCGCCAGAAGGCGTGATGTAGAACTCTTCGGCTGACGATCCGAGCCAGTACGCCGCGCTCATCGCGTGCGCGTTGGCGAGCGCGACTACAGGCTTGCGCCCGCGCGCGCGGTAGATCTCGGCTGCGAGTTCGGGAGCTCCGGCGACGGTGCCGCCCGGGGAGTCGATGTCGAGGACGATCGCGCGAACGGCTTCGTCCGCCATCGCCGTGCGAAACTCCGCCCCGATCGAGTCGTACGTCGTCTCGCCGAAGAGCGCGGCTAGAAGGCCGCCTTCGGAGTGGTGCGTGATCGGGCCGCGGATTGAGAGGACTGCCACGCCAGAGCCACCGCGCGGCAGGCGGGGCGGTGGGACGCGTTGCTCCGCGTGCGGTTGGCCGATTGCCTTGAGGATTTCGAGTCGGCTAGAAAGCTCCCTCTCGAGGTGAGGGAGGTCTACGGCCCAGGGTTGGTCGGAGAGGAACGCCCTTGTGTCGTACAAAGCGGAGCCCCCGTAGCGATGTGCATCGCTCGAAGGGCTCCGCTGGAACCGCCTGGGGCGGGCGTAGGAGGAACCTTATTACCTAATGCTAGTATGCCCTCACCCGAGTACGCGCGTCAACATTATCCGACCGGACGCAAACCTTCGCGCAGGCACTTGTTCGGAGGACACGACTGGCAGCCGTACGGCCCGTGCTTCCGCTCGATCGAGTGTCCGCACTCGCAGCGGTCATCCACGGATGCGGCCCTTTTCGAGAATCTCCCAGCCGACGATGCGGCCCTCGCTGATGTCGAGGATGAACCGCCCCGATTTCTTCTGGCCGCAAAACGCCTCGATCTTCTGCTCGATGGCCGCCGGGATTGTCTGTACCCCCATCATTCGTTGCCCTCCTCAAACGCCTCGATCAGCGTTCGGAGTTGGCCGGCATCAGAGAGCGACATTCGCTGCACCGGAACCCACCTGATCAAGCCAACATTGATCGCCGCTAGGCGGCAGTCGTGATGGAGATCGTTGATGTTCTGCCAAGTGGACTGACCCGCTATGACCATGCTGATCATCGCGTAGCAGCGGTCACACGGAGCCTCGCGATCCGCGTGCAAGCCCCACATCTGTTCGGTGATCTGTTCTCCCATCACTCGCCCTCCTCAGTTGAACGACGTTCAGTCGGTGCGGGGAGGGATGCGTTCGGGGGAGCAGCGAGCTCGTCGCCGCCTTCGATGGGCTCCATGTTCTCGTAGGCACGGCGCTCGTTTGGCGTAGCCATGCGGGAGCGGATCATGATCTCGTGGACCTGAGCCCGCTTGAAGGTGTCCGGCCGCAGGATGGCGTCCGGGTTGAACAACGCAAAGCGATCCTTCGGCAGGAACGCCATCGTGATCGTCTGTTCAATCGGAATGTAGTGATTCGAGAGCGTGTACGTCAGGAAATTTCTTGATTGCTCTTCGATGCCGCTCCCCCACGAAGTAGACCGTTCTACGTCGCCCAGCAAGTGCGGCGGGACGCCGCTCAGGATCTCCATGAGGAACACGCCGAACTTGCGAGACTCGAGCATCTGAGTCTCTTCCGGGTTGAACTGGATCGTTTGCCATTCCAGCCCGTTCGACAGAACAGCAGGGCGGCCAGCGTTTACCCCGCCAGCGTGACGCGCCTCCCAGCGCGCAAGGAGTTCCTCGGCGCGGTCTGGAGTCAGTTGCTGGTCGGTCTTGAGGATGCCGCTCGGATTCGTGTTGTTTGAGAACTGCCGGGAGGCGTACTGCTCCGTCGAAATCGCCGTCTCGAAGGTGTCGGCGTAGCGCTGTAGTGGTCCTACGCCGACGAGCCCATCCTCTGAGTCCCCGACGACATGGACGATCTCTCCTCCGTGGAGGTAGTCGAGGTATGCCTCTTTGCCATCGACCTCGAATATCTTGCGGCCGTCTGCGAGGCGCCCGACCCGCACGCGAACAGGATCGATCGGCCAGAGTTCCAGAGTACGCCGGGCATTATCAGAAACCACAAAGAGGTAGACGTTCTCTCGCCAGAACTTGTGAGTCGCCACTACCTTCCAAAAGACAAACGCTGGAACCTCCGGGTTAGGCCCGAGTGGCCGGTCGTTGTTCTTGCTACGCGGCCCGCCGACGCCCCACAGAAACCGGTTGGAGTCGTCCTGCGCCAATCGACGCTGCCCGTCCTGTCCGGACTCGTAGATGTGTAAGGGGAACCCCGCAATCGTTCCGGCGATGATGTTCCCCGCGCGGCCGAATGCTGGAACACTCATGGCTTGCGATACATCGAATGTGCGCCCCGATAACCCCGTAAACCAACTGGGCGACCATCGGGGCGTCTGTCGCTGCGTCACTGGATTTGCACCACGCGTACGGACGCGGGTGGAAAAATTACTCAGCGTCGGTGCCATCTTCGCCTCCCGTACCGAACATCAGTACCGCGATCGCGTCTGCGTTCGCGGCCCACAGCAGCCACAATCCCGCTGCAAGGAATCCGAGAGGGAGATAGGCCATGCCCGCTCCCACCACCACTAGCATCGCTCCGAGCCATTCCAGCGCATCCCTCGTCATCAGAAGATCATCGGTTCTGACTCGTCTTGGAGTGTGCGCGCGAGGTGCACTGCGCCCGCAGCGGCGTACGCCGCATCGACGTGCCCCGCCTTGCGTCGAGTGAAGCGCCAGCCGTCGCCGTACGAGAGCTTCTCGGCGGCCCGCACGTGCGCGTCGAGCAACGGGTCGCCCGAGTGGTAGACCTTGTCCGACCGCACCTGCTCGGCGAAGCCCATGCACACCGCCGTCACCTGGCGGATCGCCTCGACCGTCACACCTGCCGGAGGCCAGCCCTGACGCGGAGTCAGCGCGGGGAGCGCTGCTGCGGCCGGTCCGTCGGGGAACCAGCCGAGCACGCGCGGTTTCATCTTCTCGACCAGCGCCGGCAACTGGGACGACATCTGGGAGATGGCGTCCTGCCCCTCCCATGCCGCCACGGGATCGACGCGCACGCGCTCGCCATCCACCGCGGCGGCGTAGAGCGTCGCGTGCGTCTGGTCGAACGAGACATCGACGCACAGGGCGAGCTTGTCCTTGAACGCCTCGAGGCTGTTCTCGGCGCTGTAGCTGCGCGACCAGGCGTCCAAGTCGATAGCTGGGTTCAGGAGTGGCACTCGTCTGCAGTGCACTTCAGTGAGGAAGTCCGCCAACTGTTCCCCGCCGGCTTGCTTCGCACGAATCGCATCACCCATTAGCGTGTCGAGAAAAATGCGCCGCCCTAAGCTCGGATTAGCCATCGCAAGAGCCTCAGGATCTGTCGGGTCCATGCCGTCCTCGGACGACCACTCGAACAACCCCAAGCGTTCGTCGCTTCCCTCCAACGCCTGGTCGCGCAGCGCGTTCAGTACCTGAGACTTGTCGTCACCTTGGTTTGAGATGAAGAAGGCCGTGGCGTCGGGGACGGCGTTCATTGCTGGAACAGCAGCGTTGTACGAGTCCCAGTGAGCGTGCTCACGCAACTCATCGAGCACGAGGCGGTCGATTGTGAGGCCTCTACCACCCTTCCGGTTTGAGGCCGCGATCTTGTATCGACCACCCCACACCGTGGTCAGTGTCTGCTCACCGTTCGTACGCCGAACATCCCCGACCTCAGAGGCCAGAGTTGGGTTGTCCTCGGCGAGCGAGACTGCCTTCTCCCATGACTCGCGCGCAGTATCGAGGTTGGTTGATGTGCCTAGAACCAGCCGAACACGGTCGACGTAGAGCCAATACAGGGTGAGGATCACGAGGAGCTCGGTCTTACCGTTCGGTCTCTGGCGGGCAACCAGAACCAGGACTTGCCTGAATCTGGGCCTTCGCAACGAAGACAGCCCGCCATTTCCCTCCTCTCCTAGTAACTCTCCCGCGTGGATTACGAGGTGCCGCTGCCACGGGTCGAGAGGCCTGTTGAGTACGTCCCTGGCGAAGTCCTCTACATCGAATCCGTAGGACGTGGCCGGCGATAAGGCGCAGCCGCAGCCGCACGGTCCAGGTTCGCCCTTTACCAGAGGAGCCGTAGCAATTCTCGGATACGTGCGGCCCATGACCGCCGGCGCCTGCGCGATCATGCGACCACCGCCCGGTCGAATTGGCGGTGGCACGGAACGCAGAGCGGTATGTAGTGCTCAGGGTCTTGGCTGTAGCGGAGGTCGAATACCTCGTCGCGCACCTTGATGGGCGCGATCCGCTCATTCGGATCAAGGTGGTCGTAGGCCCATTGCTGAGCAGCAGAGCCGCAGTGCGCACATTGGCGCTCGCTAGCTTTGCCCTTGCGCCGGTAAACCTGTTTATGGAGCGCTAGGTATGAGGGATTTCCGCGCGCAACGAGCGAGATTGAGGCGTCTCCATGGACGCGCCACCGTTCGTAGTGTGTGCCACACCATTCCCGCTTGCTTCGAGGGCGGGCGCACCCCTCCGCTGCGCACGGCTCGCCGGTTGGACGAACCCGCTTGATCTCCGCCACGCCCGGATCTCCGGTTGCCTTCCACCGGAGATAGTGCGCATTACACCAGCCCTGCGCCCGGACTGGTCTCTCGCAGCCAAGTGGGTGCTTACAGTTCATCGCTGCCTCGCGCGCTGCTCGCGGCGTGCGCGTAGCTCGTCGAGGCTGGGATTCGCAGCCGGCGCAACCTTACCGCCCATCAGGTCCGCGCGGGCTTTCGGCGTCATGCCCAACTCTTGAAGCATCGCCTTTAGCCCGCCGCCAAGTTGCCCCACCATCAGAGGATTCGCGTCAATCGAGGCGGCGTAAGTACGCGCCAATTCGACCGCGGCCTCGTCCATCGGCAGGACAGGAGCCGTCCGAACTGCGCGAGCGAGCGCGAGTTCAAGGCGACCTCGCCTAGGCACCCCTCCCCCCCTTTCTTTCGGGGGGAGAGAAACTGAC